CACGGCCTACCCTTGGTCCGGCTCTGGGTTTGGAACTAAGTACGCCAACCCCGCCACTTCTCCCTCCACCCTCCTCTTCACAGGGGTGGACTTCTCTACGGTCGGCGATTCGAGACCCGCATACACTGAATATATAGCTGTGGCTCACGCCACCGCCCCGAACGTCACGGCCTACCCTTGGTCCAGCTCCGGGTTTGGGACTAAGTACGCCAACCCGACAACCTTGCCGGGTGGTTCCGGGCTTGGCGTCACCTTCAGCCCGAGCGGTTCAGTGGTTGTCGCGTCCGTTGCGACCACTCCCCCTCTTGTGGCCTACTCTTGGTCGGGCGCTGGGTTTGGAGCTAAGTTCGCCGACCCGGCTACGCTTCCGTCCGGCACAGTCGAAAACACAGCCTTCAGTCCTGATGAAACAGCTATTGCTGTAGCGCATGGCACTTCCCCGTTCATTTCGGCCTACCCTTGGTCCGGCGCTGGGTTTGGAACTAAGTTCGCCGACCCGGCTACTAATCCAACAGGCTCCGCCCGCAGCGTAGCTTTCAGCCCCGATGGGTCGGCAGTTGCGGTAGCCCACGCAAACAGTCCGTACATCACGGCCTACCCTTGGTCCGGCTCTGGGTTTGGGGCTAAGTTTTCCAATCCGGGAACGCTTCCGACCGGGCAGGGCAACGGCGTGGCTTTCAGTCCGGACGGTTCGGCAATTGCCGTAGCGCACCCCACGTCCCCCTTTATCACGGCCTACCCTTGGTCCGGCTCTGGGTTTGGGACTAAGTACACCAACCCCGCGAGCTTGCCTGTTGACACCGGAAGTGGTGTAGCCTTCAGTCCGGACGGTTCATCCCTTGCCATGTCCCTCAGTCACGTTTCGAGTCCCTTCACGGGGGTTACCCTCTACCCTTGGTCAAGCTCCGGGTTTGGAGCTAAATATGCCAACCCATCAACGGTCACAACAGGCAGAGGAAACGACGTGGCTTTTAGCACCACTGGCTTTGATATAGCCGTGGCGCATGACACGACTCCGTTTATTTCCGTGTGGCCTCGCGTCTCCGGCGGTGGCTTTGGGACCAAGTACGCTAACCCAGCTACGCTTCCTACCGGGAACGCAAGTGGTGTCGCCTTCGGCCGCATTCAAATCTAACCACAGAAGGAGGAATCCGTGGAAAATACCGAAGCACCTAAGACCCGTGAAGAAATCCTGCAGATGTCGCTTGACGCCCGCGTTCAAGAGGTCATGCACTACCAGATCAACATCGACAACTACACGATTGCGTTGAACGAGATCGGGAAGTTGTCGCAGGAAGAGCAGGCCGAGCTCTCTGAGTTCTCCAGCCAACTCCGGGGCCTGCTCGCCTCGGAAAAGCTCGAGCAGAAGAAGGCAAAGATCATGCTCGAGGTCATCCGGCAGCAGGTCGAAGCGTAACCCGTACAGCGAACAGAAAGGATACACAATGTTCGTAAAGGCTACAAACGGCGTACTCGTCCAGTACCCCTACAGCGTGGGTGCGCTTCGCCGTGACAACCCCAACACCAGCTTCCCGAGGTCCGTCCCCGACGAGGTGCTGGCCGAGTACGGCGTGTACGAGGTCAAGACCCCTCCAGCCCCGGACCACGATCCGGAGACGCACTTCGTAGAGTACGCTCCCGTCCCCACCTTTGTTGGTGGGGCTTGGGTCTACGCGCCCTCTGTGCGCCCGCTTTCCGTGGAGCAGATCGCCGAGCGCACCGCTTCTCGGGCCTCGGGCATTCGCGCTGAGCGCGATAGCCTTCTGGCCGCCACCGACTGGACGGCCCTGTCTGATGTGACCATGACTCCGGAGATGGCTGCCTACCGTCAGGCGCTTCGCGACGTCACGGCGCAGCCGGGTTTCCCGGACACCGTAACTTGGCCCGCAAAACCGGAGTAAGCCATGACCACCGAGATGATAATAAACTTCGGCCTGACCGCGATCCTCGGCATCTTTGGTTGGATTTTGAAGAGCCACGTGGACGAAGTGAAGCGGCTGCAAATCCTGTTGAACCGCACACGCGAGGACTACGCCACGCGGGCCGACGTGCATTCCGACATCAACCGGGTGCTGGCGCGGATCGACAACCTCGACCAGAAGATCGACCGCATCTTGCAGGGGATGGGCAAATGAGGCTGCTACTCGTCCTCTTGGTCGCTGGATGCGGCCCTGTTACTGTGTCCTCGGTGGCCTACACCACTGCCTGCCCCAAAGGTGACCGACAGTGCGAAATTCGGCAGAACGCAGAGACCCTGTACTACATGGCGCACGGAGACGCAGCCAACGCGCTGCTGTGCTCTGGCGACACGCGGGACGTTATGGGAGCCTTGTGCTCTGTCTACTGACGGTGAGCCTCGCTGAGGCTCAAGTCACGGGCGACCTGAACACCAACTCCGGAAACACCAACTCAACCATCGGCTCGAACAACAACGACAGCACCACGAACTACAATGGAGCTGGGTCTGCGCCGTTTTCGACCCCTGTGCCGACAGCCGCAGCTCCAACGGTCATGGGTGGCGGGGGCAATGACAGCTGCCTCATCCCGTATCAGCAGGCCTTTCAGGTCAGCATCTTCGGCAGGGCCGAGGGCAAAATGGAGCAAGACCCTGAGTGCAACCGCCGCAAGGATGCCCGCCTGCTCGGCACCCCGCAGGAATCCGGGGGCCTCGGCCTGCAAGTTAGCGGCATCTCGGTTATGTGCGACAGCCCTGACATCTTCAAGGCGATGGCGTTGGCATCGACACCGTGCCCAATCTACTCGATTGCCACAGGCAAGTTGCTCGTTGGCAGGGAGGGATATCTCGCAATGCGTGACGACCCGTATAATTATGTGGTAGGATACGTCGAAGATCAGGCGTTCTGGGACGCCTTCCTACTCATGAATGAGGAGTTGCCCGATGTTCTGCCTCAAGAAAACAGCGGCCCTACTCTGTCTGAGCGCTTCCGTCGCTCACGCCGAGCCAACGATGACGAACCTTCAGGGGTCGGCGCAAGCGATCCTTGACCAGCTTGCGGCCTCTCAAGACCTGACGGTCGGAGTGGTCTACAGCGCAGGCAATGGGGACATCATCGCGCCGGGTGTCATGCAAGACGCGGCCATCACCGAGCAGATGCGTCTCGACTACAACTCTGACATTCAGGGGGTGATCGACGCGACGTACTACAACGCCGAGATGTTGTTTCAGGATCAACACGAAGCAGCGATGGCAAATCTCGATACGGCTGTCGATAACCTCGTTGCCGCGACTGCGGTTCTGATGGAGGTGCAGGCGGTGGCCAACATGGCCGCGAACGCCGAGACCGTGACTGAGCAGCTTGCCATCCAAGCCGTCCTGACCAACAACGACATGACCATCAGTGCAGCCGACGTGAGCAGCTATAACAACGCTCTCGGCGCTGTGCAGACCTATGCCCGCGATGCTGGTGCCTTCTTGGCCGCGTCTCGCAACGCAAGCATGACCGGGTCGGTGGACAACTACTCTGCCAATACAGGGGCAAGCCTCTACGGCGCTACGGTGGCTTACTCGGCCACGGCTGACATCATCAACGTCAGCATGGGTCAGGTTTACAGCATCGGCCTTCAGGGGCTGCTCGGCGCTGACACTGTGACGCTGGCCGACGTGTACGCAGCGGGCTACGGCTCGTGAGCGAGGACGCTGAAACCAACGGCCTGCGGATCGCGGGCTTCGACATAAAGGGCTGGTGGCTCGCCGCCGCCCTTCCTGTCTTGTCCGGCATCAGCGGGACGGTGTATGTTGGCTACGATACCGTCAATCGTTTCTGGGCGGTTGAGGAGAGCGTGGATGGGGTTTTGGGTGTCGAGAGCCGCGTCCAGACCCTCGAGCAGGCGATACAGGACAACGACGTTCGAGGGCTTGCCCCGAAGCTCAGTGCAATCAGCACTCAGATGGGCACGATTCTCGAGCAGCAAAAAGAGCTGATGGACTTGAGGTCTATGGTCGAGAAGTCGGACAATGTGACCAGCGGCATTGAGGGCAAGCTGGAGAAGTACGACGCCGAGATCGAAGACTTGTGGAAAGCTATGGACGATCTGATAAGGAATCCGATGCAATGATGAAGATGGAAGCCTTAGTCTGGGGAGCGTTCCTCGCCGCCGTCGCCGCGATCTTCTGGGTCAGCGACGATGGCTTCTACCGCTACCCGTGCCAAGACCCTGCGAACTGGGCTGCGCTTGAGTGCACCCCTCCGATCTGCACCCGCACCAAGATGTGCGCCACTGACCTGACAGGAGCCTCAGAATGAGCAAGAACAATCCAGACGTGATGGAAGCCAAGCTGCGCTACTTCATTGGCGTTGCGCTGACCGTGATCCTCGGCGGCACCATTTTCGTCATTCTCTACTCGCTGGTCTTCGTGACCCAGCCGATGGGCGAAAGCTCTGAGAACGACCGCAAGTTCTTTGAACTGCTGACGCCCATCGCCAGCTTCATCGTCGGCGCGCTTGGCGGCGTAATGGCTGCAGGCAACAACCGCAACAAAGGTGGCGATGAGCCGCCGACACAGGAGTATCAGGAATGATCGGCAAACTGGTTGGAATGATGATTGGTCGCAAGCTGAAAGAGAAGGCTGTTGACGCAGTTCTGGACAAGGTGAACCTGCCTGATCCGGTGGAGAGCGCAATCAAGGTTGCGGTCACGGGTAATGTGGGTGACCTGCTCGGCGGGATGGGCAAGGACATGGCGAAGGAAGCCGTGCTGGACGCCGTCACCAAGAAGGTGCCGATCAAGAGACCCAAGAAATGAGGTGGCTCGTTGCCCTGCTCTTGTCAGCAACCCCTGCGTTTTCTACGCCCTACGAGATCACTAGGGTCATCGACGGCGATACGGTGGAGATTGCGGT